GGTGTAGTTGGGGCTGGCGAAAAAGTACCCGTCAGGGTTGCCGTTCTTGACGCCCGCATATCCCGAGTCGCCCCGGATGGTGATATCTCCGGGCGTGGGGCCGGTGGTCCAATCAGTCGCATTCAGTGCGGCACCGTCTGCCCCGGAGAACACGAAACTGTAGCTGTTGCCGTCGCCGGTGTTCTGCTCGGTCTCCTGCTCTTGCAGGGTGGTTTGTGCGGCGATAGCGCTTTTGAGGGCGTCTTGCGACAGGCTCAGCAGCGCCAGTAGCGAGTCCTTGGCCTGATTGATGCGATCCCCGATAGCGCCCGTGGTGCCGGTGCCCACGCCATCGGCGCCGTCCTTGACCCCGGACAGGATATTGCCGAGGTTATCGACAAGATCATCGACCCGGCTCATGTCGAACGTGCCGACCACATCGGCCGTGCTCAAGCCGCCGCCGCTGGTCAATTTCTGAGTCTTGTTTTGATTCAGGCCAAACCAGTCCTTGACGCCCTGTACCAGTGAGTTGATCGGGGTCACGATGTTGCCGTTGAGAATGTCGAGAATCTGATTGATGACCGTTTGCATGATCGCCAGTCCCGAGACTTGGGCCTGTTGGATCAAGCCCACGATCTCCGAGGCGGTGATCTTGCCGTCAGCGGTAATGGCCTGTAGGCGGGCCTCGATGTTGGCTGCCTCGGAATTCACCGTCCCGCCGATGGCGTCGACCATCTCGCGCAGATCTTTGACCAGCCCGAGGTCGAGCAGGTTCGACGCCCACGCGGAGGCATTCGAGAACCGGAACGTCCCGGCGGTCGCCCCGCTATCGAGGATGAGCAGCTGCGAAACATATTTCACGCCGGTGGGCACGGGCCATTTGTCGGCGACCGGAATCCATTGCCAGCCATGATCACCGGATGGTTGCAGCGAACCGCGAATGACATCGGCCAGCGGATTGCCTGCCGCGTCGAACGGGGTGAATCCGACCTTGACGGGATTCGAGCCGGCGGTTGCGCTGGCGCCGGTCCATTGCGATGCGGCGCGCAGTTCCAGTGTTTGGCCGGGGAATACCTGGAAAGGCTCGGTGCGCAATACCTGCTGCGTGCCGTTGGCGCTCGCGCGGATCGAGCCACCCGAGATGAACCCGGGCATCACCGAATCCCATTGAAAGAACGGGTTGTCTTCGACACTCTCGGCGGTTAGGAACTCGCCCGCGCCGTTGATCAAGTCTTGAATGATGTTGGCGATTCGGGAGATTGAGAGCACACCCGGGAAGCCAAGCGCCTTGCCGGCGGCCTCCAGAATGGCGTTGAGCACGGCGCCGGGGTTGGTTAGGTCGATGCCTTGTAGCGCCTTGCGGATCGCTTCGAGCAAGTCCCATTTGCCGGTAAAGAAGTCGATGAGATCCTGCTCGACCGCATCGGGCAGGTTGAACAGGTCACCGAGCCAGTGGACAAGGGCCTGCACGAACTGCTGGTTAAGCGGCGTCCATCCGGGGCTGGCCTTGGCGCGTTCCTTGAGTATCCCGACGATCGTCGGTTGGGTTCGCAGTACGAGATCGCCGACAGAGCCGTCGGTGCCGGTGACGCCGAATCGGTCGGTGGGGTTGAAACCCCCGGGGCCGCTTGGGGTTGTCACCTAGTTGTCCTTGACCGCCCAGCCACCCAGCTGCACGCCGGTACTCAGCAGGGAGGATTCAAACAGCACGCACGGATACCGGTAGCCGTTACCGTGCGGTGTCGAGTGATCCTCGTCGGTCCATTGCAGCACCGGCGCGCTGAAATCAGAGGACTTGTACGCCAGGTACTTATCGGCGATCGGGTCATAGATCAGGGTGTAGCGATCGTTGTCGTGCAGCACGTTGTTCACGCTGGCGACCAGGTTGTAGGACGTGGGGCCGGTGGCGGTGACGATGCTCAGTCGGTTGTTCACCGCGCCGGTTTCCATCTGGAACCCGACCCATGAGGTCATGTGTTGGTTCGAGCAGACACCGACCGTCGTCTTGCCGGCGTTGACCAACCCGAGGATGGTGGAGACCTCCAGCTTGACCGCATCGGTGGCCACCTGACCACGCCAGCGCGCCGCCGTCTTGTCGAACAGAATGAAGTCGGCGGCCAACCCGGGCGGTAGGTGCTGTGCGGAGTTGTCCCAGACCTTGAGCTTGCCCCACCCGCCGACGCGCACCCAGTTCGGATTCACCCCGGCGGCCAGGTCGGGCTGATCGATGTACGTGAGCGCTATCTCGGTCTTGCGTGGGGCGGCAAGGGGACTGGGGTTATCGTCACGCACCACACTGCCGCGCGAAAGGTTGCGGTCGATCGGGGGGCGCGGTCCCGACGCGGGCAGATGCGCGACCACGCGGTAGTAGGCGCCGTGCGGAATCGCGTCGTGCTCGTCGGGCTGAACGATGAAATCGATACGCATGTCGCTGACCGCTGCCGGGGTCCAGGTGGCCAGCACCACCCCGGCCGGATCGGTGAGGATGCACTCGGCCGTCGTGCCGGGGCCGAACGCGGTACCGGGCTCGGGGAAAAACGATGCGACCCACGTCTGCCCCTCGGACAACACGAGGGTGTCGAGCCTGGTCTTGGCACCTAGCATGGTTCCTCTTCTCCGCGCTGTTGGGCCTCGGCGCGCTCGCGTGCCTTGGCGGTGTCGTGACGGCCTTGTGTGCGTAGGTCTCCCACGGCGGTATCCAGATCGATCGCCGTGCGCAGGGTGTCAGTCACGGTCGGCGCCAATTCGGCGCGCAAGGCGGCGCGCTGCTCGTCGCTCTTGGCGCCCCGGATCCGCTCGGCGAGGTCCGGGTGGAACTCATCGAGGGCTGCGGCTGCGGCCTCGGGATCGAGCGCAGCTGTGTGCCCGACCGCGTGCGGTCCGAGCCAGCTCGGCTTAGGCGGCACGACGCGCTGTGTCGCGACCGCCTCGACGAACCGGAACCCCAGATCTGCCAGACCCTCGGCCGCCGCGCGGCGCATCGGGGCGAGCAGGCCGATGGTTTCCTCGCCGTTATTGCGTCCGGTCTTGAGCACGGCCAGGGCGTCGATGAGTTTGGCCACGGTGGTGTCGCGGTCGGATACCTCGACTACGCGCTCTTGCAAGGGTTCTTGGGTCATGAGATGAGGTGCACTCCAATGTTCTGAATCGTGGCCAGCATCTTTTTGATGGCTCGCGCGTTGCGTTCGCCTTGGCTCATGGCGGCCTTGTTCAGGCCAATGACCACTTCCCAGGTCAGGGGTTGACCGGCGCTGTTGTCGCCCGCGTTGACCATTTCCTCGACCTGATCGACGAACATCGCATCGATGCCAATCCGCAGTAGCTCGGCGTGTGTCGAGGCGATGCGGTCGCCGGTGTCGAAGTGCAGACCAGGGATAACCCAGTGCGAGCCGTCGAGCTTGATCCGGTGGCCGGTTTGGGCCTTGGTTGCGGTGAACGCACCCCGGATAGCGGCCTCGGCTGACGCGGACCATGCGTTGTTTTCGGCGCCTGACTGGTACATCTCGAACAGGTGCACCCAGCCGAGCTGGCGCGTGCGGCCGATGTTTTTCCATTCGAGCCAGGCGGCGATGGTGCCGACCAGGAACGGCATGATGACATCGGCCGCGATGTCGCCGGCCGAGGAGAACCCGCCCAGCAGAAAGTAGCCAATCATGTTTCCAACGGACTCAATCACCAAGCGCGCGATAGCATCTGCGGTCGGATTGTCACCACCGACCACCACCGAGACCGGGCCCGCTGGCGACCACGACAACTCAGAATCGAAGTCGTGCCATTGGTCGTCGTTGATGCATATCCAGGGGAATTCGGCGAGTGTGCCCAGGAATCCGTTCTGGTAGTAGGAATCTGGCGCCAGGGTCTCGTCGTCGGCGACGACGTTGAGGATGTCCTCGAAATAGCCGTCCGCGTAGGTGATCGCGGTGCGGGCGAATCCGGCCGCGATCGTGCCATCGAGGAACGTGCCGCCGAACAGGTGGAACCCGGAGCGGTCCTGTACCTCGAACACCAACGCACCGTTGGCCACGTTCGGGGTGAGCAGTCCGTCGGCGCGCTCGCCCCGGGCGGTCAGGATGCGGCGATAGGTGATGACCATCTGCGCGTCGTCGAGCGCGTCGGCAAACGTCACATCGGCGGCGTTCATGCGTGAGGCGATCGGACCCCACAGGCTCGAATCATCGAGCAGGAACGGTGAGGCCTTGACGTGGCATTGCCATTGCGACCAGTCGATTGTCGATGTCCATTGCGCGAGGTCAAATGGGTCGTCCGGCAACGTGAATGGGTGACCTTGTATCCGAAAGAATTGGAACAGCATCGTCATGCTGATTGCCCATTTCAGGGGCGCATACAGGAAGAATTCCCTGGGGAACTGGAAAATTGGCAACGGTAGGGCCGGGTTCGGGGGTACGAGCAAATACTGGAGGTACTGGAGGTCATCGTTAAAGAAGATGACGAACGACAGAATGCCGTTGCGGCGCTCCAGTTTCCAGTAGCGCAACAGCCCCGACCAGCGCCATTTGCCGTTGTAGCGCGAGACGGTGATCACCACGTTCTTGAGCGCCTCGCGGTTGTTCGGCAGCGCCATCACGTACCGGGCGATCATGTGCTCGGTCGGCAGCGCCAGATAGCCCTGCGAGGAAACGTTTTTGCGGCACGGCCATGACTGTTTGATGACGGCTTGATCCGAGACGCGGCCCAGGAAATCGGTGCCCGCGCCGCCGTCGGGCTTGTTGATCCACAGCTCAATGTCGTTCTGCTGCATGCGGTACATGGCGTGTTCGGCCCGGACCTTGGCGACGTTGCGCTCGATACGATCGAGCAGTGCGGTGCCATCAATCATCGCCGGCTCACCGCGCCAACTTGAACGGCTTGGAGAATGGGCGCGAGTACCACTGTGGGATGGTCAGGCGGCAGTGGGCACCGTCTGGGTTGGTGTTGTTCGTGAACCGGATGGTGGCCTTCTCATGCAGGCCGGCCGGTAGCGGGTAGCGCAGATCTAGACCTTTCCAACGACCTTGGACGAGAGTCGCTTTCTCGGAGATGAGGGTCTGTTGGCGCGGATCTGAGTCGGCCTCAAGACCGCCGTCGCGGATGTCGATAGCGGGGATGGGTACTGTGCGTCCGTAGTCCTCTTCGGGCCGGCCGAGCATCGGCGATCCCCACGAGCTGTCGGGTACTTCCCAGTCGGCGTCTTCGGTGAGCGTCCATCTAGCCCAGTCGGGCACGTCGCCCTCGTTGATGAAATCGAACTCGAACCAGCCACGCGCATTTTCTGAATGCATCTCTTGCACAACGGGCTTGCCGACATAGAAGGGCAATTCAGCTGAAAGTGTGAATTGCTCGCTACCGGCGCCAGTCAGGAACGGGTCTCGGCCCTCCCATTGCATCGTCTGAAAGACGGTCGAATTCGATTCCTTGCGCACGAACTTGTCGCGCACACCGTCGGGCCCGGTGAATCGGAGGATAGTTTCTCCGTCAAAGTCGAATTCCCATCCGAACTCGGTAATGACGTTGGCCCACGTGTACTTATCGCAGTGGTAGGACACGAACGTCAGGGGAAACGTGTGCTTCTTGAATCGGTAGTCCTGGTAGCGCTGCCCGAATGAGTTGGTAACCCAGCGTGTTTCGACAGGAAGGTCGAAGATCGGCATGCACTTGGGGGACAAGATGATGTTCCGTTGGCCACGGCCAGGGCCCATCACGCGCCACGGGGTGCCGGTGCGGCCGATGATGTCCAGCGTCAGATATTGAGACACGTGTCTCCCCTACACATAGCTGTTCAGCGATTGCTCGCGCTGCTGCTCGCGGAGCCGCTGCTGCTCGACGAAATCGCGCGGGTCGTTGGTGGACACGTCGCCGAACATGGTTCGGGCGTCGATGGGTCGGGCGGGCTGCGGCGGCGCCGAGAGCACCGGGGCGCCGTATGCGCCCGCAGTGGTGTTGTCGCCGAGATTGCCCACGAGTGCCGATGAGAAGACGTTGGCGACTCCAGCAGCGGCCTTACCGCCGAGGGTGGCCATGCCCTTGGCGAGCACGCCGGCCGCCGCGCCGCCTCCCATGCCCATGCTGCCCCCGGAGGACAGTGCAGCGGCGGCCAGATCGCCGATGACCGCTGCACCCTCGGTGATGCCTTGCTTGAGCGCGGGCAGGGTGTGGTCGTCCGAGCTGGGTGCGGGCGCGACCGTCGGGCGGGTGGCAGCTGCGGGGGCGGGACTCGGGCCCGTGGCGGCGGTATCTGCCGGCGCCGGGGCAGTCGGCGCGGAAGCCGGCGGCGCGGCCGGGGTGGGCGTCGGTGCGGGCGCCGCTGCCGAGGTGGGCGCCTGGTGCACCGGTGAGAGGGGCACAGGCGAGCCGCCGCTGATGCCGCCGGCCATGCCGCTCATGGGCGGGGTCGGCGGGTTGGGGATGATCGCGGCGGTGCCAGCGTTGACCGATGCCATCGCGGCGCTGCCGTACTTGCTGGCGCTGGGCTCCTTGATGACCCACTCTTTGCGGGTCAGCATCGCCGGGTTGGTGTCGATGCCGGGCAGGCCCACTACCATGCCGCCGTCGGCGTAGCCGTGGCCTTGGTTGATGAAGTTCGGGACGCCGGCGCCGCTCTGCCCGTATTTGGTGGCGACGTAATCGATCATGGCGTAGATCTGCGCCTCGCCGCTGTTGATCGAACCACCGGTGATGTTGTGCGCATTGAACGTCGAGGGGAGGAACTGGCCGAGGCCGTAGACCTTTTGGCGCCCGCCCTTGCCGTCGGTGTCGTTGCCGTTGTACGCGTTGGCGTTTCCACCGGACTCGAATTGGATCTGGCCAATGAGCGCGTCGGCCCATGCCGGGATGTTGGTGATGCCGTACCGGGGACCGACCTCTTGCAGTGCCCGCGTCACGATGGGGCGCCAGCGTTCGGCTCCTGTGCCCTTGGGTGCGCGCGAACGCGAGGCGGCCGGTGTGACGGGCCAGCGGCCGTATTGACGGTTCGCCGCCGCGCTCATACCGTGCCGGTTGGTGTTCGGTAATACAGCCGAGGTTGTGCCCATGCCGGCCAGCGAGGTTGCGGTGCCATCGCCCGAGGTGCCCGAGCTGGCGAATGGTCCGCTGTCGCCGAGGTAGAACTGGCCGGCCTTCGCAATCGCCTGGTTGTACACGTTGTTCGGCGACAAAATGGAGTTCTCCAGGCCGAAGATGCCCAGCGCACCGGACCATAGAGCGGATCCGAACTTGCCCAGCGTGTTGGCCGCGAATTTGCCTGCCCACTCGGCGGTTTGTCCGCCCCACGCCTCCAGGCCAGCCGGGTCCGAGCCGACCTGCGCCAGGCCCCATAGTCCGGGCGTAATCCGCTGACCGCCCGCGCTGCCGGCGTGGCCACCGCCCAGACCGAGACCGCCGAGAAGCGCGCTACCGAATGTGTCACCCAGACCCGACACGGCAGAACCGGGCCCGGGCGCGGCGCCGGGGGAGACCGGGTTGCCGTTCGGGTCGATGTACCCACCGCCGAGGAATGAGCGGCCCTGTGTGAGCGCCCAGAGTGCCTCGTCGCCGATTGCGGCCCTGGCGGGCGCGGGTAGCACCCATTCGTCGTCGTGTAGCTCAGCTAGCCAGCCGCCGGTCGGGCCGGGGCCCTTGCCGGAAGGTGTGGGGCCGCCGTTCTTGAGTCCGGGGATGGGGTTGCCGCCAACGTCGACGATGCGCCCGTCCTTGGCGGTGATTCCCGGGATGCGCCCCGTGGCTGCCAGCTCGAGCATCTCGGTGTATGCCGGGGTTCCCGGCGCGGGCAGGGGACCACCGGTCTTGAACGGCGACTTGGCCAGGCGTTCCTCGAAGTTCTCATTGCCACGCTTGGTCAGGTCGGCCTCTTGCTTGCTCGGCCCACCGACCTGGGCCATGAACAATGACGCCGCCAACGGAACACCAAGGGCGACACCGAGGGCCGGGGCCATGCTGGAGGTCCCGCCGGCCGCCGCACTTGCGGTCGCACCCGCCGTGCTCGCCGCCGCTTGGGCGGTGCCCAGTAGTCCGGGAATGCTCTTGAGGAGCCCAGCGACGCTGGTCAGGCTTGTCACCAGCGAGGCAACGCCGTCGATGGTCTTCCACGCGATGAAGGCGGTTGCGACCGCTTGAATCAGGCCGGGATGTTCACCGAGGTAGGTCGAGATCTTTCCGAGCGCGGGCAAAAGCAGGTCGGACCACGACTTGGCTGCGTCGTAGAGACCTTGGAATATCCCCGGAAGGCCTTGCAGGACCGGGCCCCACTTCTCCAGCTGCTCACGGGCCTCAGCGAAGAAGCGAGTCAGTTTCTCTTGGCCGGCAGCGCTATTGAGGAATGTGGCGAGCTGGCCGGTAGCCCGCTCCAGCCATGCCAGGAAGCTGCCACCGCCGCCGGCGGCCTGGGTGATGGCGGTCAGCGACTTGCCCACGTTGAGCAGGGCGTTGCCGAAGTTGGTCATGCCGGTGATGCCGTCGTTGATCCACTTGTCGAGGTCGCCGCGATCGTCTGCTGCGGCGATGAATCGGTCGAATCGTTCTGCGGCCTTGCCGATTCCGTCGGCGAGTCGGGGCAGTGAAGACGTTCCGCCAGCGGTGAGCGTGCCCAGCCCGTGCACGATGGGATCGATAGCCTTGGTGAATCGCGATTGTGCGTTGGCGGTGTCGCCGAGGATGCGATCGAGCAGTCCGCGTGAGGAGTCCGAGCCGAGCGTCTTTGTCAGCTGGCGTAGGTTCTGATTCCACGCTGTGGCGATGCCACCTAGGCCGACCTTCAGGCGGGGGATCGCCGTGTCGGCCAACGTGTTCATCTCCGCAGACATGCCGTCGAACATGTTCTGCGCCACGAGGTTTTGCAGTTCCTTGAATGGTCCCTTGATCAGGGCAAACGTTGACTTGGTGACTTCCTGTGCTGCCGGGGCCAGACTCTCCAGGGCCTTGGCGGCCGCCGCGATGTCTTTGGCCTTACCGGTCGTCTCGGCCTTGTCCATCAGCTTGAGCGTTTCGCCCATGCCCTTGAAGCCAATGGCCGCCGTGCCGACCGACGATGCGACCCCGGCGAAGATGGCGGGGAGCCCGATCGCTACCTGCGCGAGTTCTTGGGCGGCGCCCGTCGCGGTAGCCAGGCCCGTCGCTAGGGCCGGCAGGCTGCCGAGGGCGAGCGCACCCGCATTCCATTTGAGGGCAGATAGTTTCGCACCCGCCGAGGTCAACCCCTCGATGCCTCGCGTTGCCCTTCTGATCGAGGCGTGATCGATGTTGACGCGCAAGTCGATCGCGTCGGCTTCCTCCCTGGCGCGAAACCGGGCCAGGTCGGCTGTCGCCTGCGCGAGGTTCGGGTGAACATCGACGCCGATCTTGGAGCGCCGCTCCTCTTGCTCGCGCCACCGGGCTAGATCGGCTTGTGCTTGAGCAAGGTTGGGGGTGACCTCGACGGCGAGTTTGGCGTCGATCTTCTTGAGATCGGCATCCAGCTCGCGACGGAAGTCGCGGACGCTGGGCCGCACGTTGATCGAGGCATCACCAGCCGGGTAAACGGTCACCACACCTCCCATTCGTCGGACTGCATGCGCTCCCAGCTGGCGTGTGCCTCGGCGATCGTCTCGTCGAGATCTGCACGCACTAGCTCGGATTCGCGTTCGTTGATCAAGTCGCCCACCATCTCGGGGCGGGGCATGAAACTCAGATCGCGCGCAGTGGCGCCACCGGATTGCCCACGGTTTGCGATCAGCTGATCGCACAGGTTGCGCAGCTCGCGCACGATCGGGGTGTACCCGTAATGCGGCTCGCTGGTTGACTGTTCGCGTAGCTCGCGGATCTGGTCGGCGTCCATTTCCTCGACGCGTCGGCGCAGCTGCGGATCGGTGGCCGCTTTCTCCCAGCACCGGGTTCCCAGTTCCTGACACATCGAGTCGAAGTGCTCCAGGAACTGGGTCCAGGTGCGGCCGGGGAGACCTAAGAAGTAGTCAAGTGCGTTGATTCCCAACACATTCTGGAAATCCCACTGAATCGCGAGCCAGTGCGCCTCGACTACGGCGACTACTCGGCCGGTGCGCTCGCGTCTTTTCCCGCGTCAGTCTCCGATTCGGTGCCGTCGACCATGTTGTAGTCGCGCACCTCGGCGAGGAACTTGTCCCACGCGGCGGCGTTGTCGGCGAACAGCGCCTTGCACGCGTCGTACTGCTCGCCCAACAGCGCCCGTTCTACCTTTTCGGCGTAGTCGACTGTCTCGGGCATCCGCCCTTGCTCGTTGATAATTTTGCCGTCCAAGACACGTTGCACCAGCAACAGGTAGGTGTTCTTGCGCCACTCATCACGGGCATCGATCCCCATGCGCGGGATCTTGATGTCTGCGGTCAGAACGTAGGGCGCTTCGCCCACTTCTGCCATGATCTCGTAGAACCGGCCAACTTTGGCTCGTGTTGTCATTTGCTTCCCTCTTGGGTTGTGGTGGGTGGGACATGGAAAACCCCTGGCGCCCACGGGGGATGGGCGCCAGGGGTTGACCGGGGTGCTGCTAGGCGACGACGGTGACGGTCACCGTGTCGGACTTGCCGCTGAACGATGCGGTGATGTCGGAGGTGCCGACGGCGACCGGGGTGATCTTGCCGGTCGCCGAGACGGCCGCCTTAGCGGTAGCCGACGAGACGTACGTCGCCGCCGCCGTGCGGTTGGCTCCGTTGTTGTCGTGGACGGCCAGCTGTGCGGTATCTCCGGCCGCCAGAGACAGCGTCAGGGCGCTCGTCGGCGGCGTGATGTCGATCCACTCCACCGGCGGCGGGGCGAACCCGGTGTCCGTGACGGCCGACAGCGCCTTGAACCCCTCGCCGAAGATGAAGAATTCGCCCAGGTTCTCCAGATCCTCATCGTCGGCGATCGTCTTGAGCGTGGGGTGCCACAGAAGGGTGTTCTTCTGGTCCCACTTCTGGTTGTCGACGCCTGACACCTGCACCATGTTCAGCACATAGCCGAAGTAGATCGGCTTGGCCTGGTAGCTGTCCTTGCCCAAGATGATCGCGCGGTAGTCCTGATTCTCGGGAACCGTGGCGATCGGTGCGTGAATACCACCCGTGGCCGCCGTCGGCGTCACGTTCGAGTAGTCGGCACTGAACTGCAATTCCAATGCCTGACGGCCAGTCTGACGCATCTCGAAATCGAATTCGATCGACTGCCGATCGATGATGATTCGAGTCGGCAAACCCTCACCGGCCGAATCGATGTCATTCGATGAGATGTCGAACTTGACACCGATACTGGTGTCCTTGGCCAGGTACCCAACGCCGGCGATGCCCGTGGGGATCAGCGGCTTGTTGTCGGGGCCCTCGATGTTGCGCGTGAACGATGCGACGCGATCGGCGCGGCCGACCAAAACGGCCATGTCGAGTGGGGCGAGCTGCAATGCCTTCTTGGCGCCCTTGAATGCCTTGATGGATGCGGGGAGAACGGGAGTTGTCATGACTGCCAATTCCTTTCATGAATCAGAGGCCGAGATAGCCGCTGTAGTCTGGGGTTTCCAGTGGATTTGCGAAGGTAAATAGATACGTCGCGGGGATGATCCGCTCGTCGTACTCCATCCCCGGGACTTCCTCGGGGCCAGCGATTTCCACCACTTCGGTGATCGTGGCGACGCTGCCGTTGTCGAGTTCGACCTCGATCTCGTCGTCTTCGATGCTGGTATTGATGTCCCGCACGAACCCCGACAGGATCAGGGAATCAGCACGAGAGTCAGTGATAGCGGCGATCTGCATGGCCGCCTGGTCGTGACGCACAGTCACCGCCGCACCACCTGCGCGGGCCACGAACAGGATTCGGCCCGTCCAGCCGGTGCCGGCTTCGTCGTCGGGCAACTGATTGACCACCTGCACGGCCCCGCCGACCCCGGTCGGGAACAGCGGGCGGTACAGCGCCAGTACGGCGTCTTCGGCCGAGGGCCAACTGGGCACGTACCAGTCGGGTAGCCAGGGAATCGCCATCATGAGTTCCTCAGTGATCGCAACACTTGCTTGAGATCCTTTGCAGCTCTTGCTTTGCGTTTGCGCACTGCGCGGCGGCGAGCCGGGAAGCGCTCGACGTACTGGCCAGACTCGGTGCTGCGGGCAGCCTCGTGGCCGAACTCGTGCGAAGCGCCGTATTTGAGGCCTTCGCCGACGATGAGCTGACCGACCCAGCGGTCATTCTTGTAGCCGCCGATCGACAGCTTGACGCGTGCCGAAGCGGCCAGGCGCCGTGATCGCTTGGCCACGATCGCCCGATAACGCACCTTGGCGTATTCGGTCTTGAGTCGCACAATGCGGGCCATCTTGGGGGACTTGAGAATCGCGGTCAGCGCCGGATTCGGCTTGGGGATATGGATGTCATCCATGAGGGGCGCTCACCGTCCGTACGCGGTGCTTCTTGACGCCGAGGTTGTGCCCGCTCAAGGGGTGGTCGACATCGCCCAGTGGCGGCGAGATCACTGAGTAGACCTCACCGTTGGTGCGCTCGATGCGGTCGCCCTGGCGTACGTCTTCGCCTCGCGGGCAGAACCAATTACGCTCGATGACAGTGCGCCGGCCGCGCTGGTCGTCGTTGATAACGATGCTCTGCGCGCGCCCGAACGCTGTGCGCTTGATTGGCACCGGCCCCGATGCGCTGTCAGCATCGCCGGTGCGAACCACGCGAGTGCGCTGCACGGTCTCGCCGTAGCGGACCCGAATCAGAGGACCCACGGTGCCCCTCGAACCGTCCCAAGGGCCTGGTTGTCATAGGGGTTGTTGGGAACCGTGCCGGTACCGCGTTTGATGGCGAACGCCCGCGGCCCCGAGGACGGCTCCGGTGCCAGCAGCGAGCGCGCCCACTCATCGAGCGCCAGTCCGCCGAAACGCTGACCCTTGCCGAGCGTCTTAGTTACCGAAATGTCCTCCATGGACTCGGTGACCTGAGTGACCCCGCCGGCGGCGTTCTCGATCATCTTGTTCGAGACCAGCTCCAGCGATACCAGCTTGGGCAACTCGGGATCGATCGCAGGATCGCGTGAGTCGATATCGGTGTACTCGGTGCGGATCAGCAGCGCCGCGAACCCCAGCAGCATCGTGGCCGTCGCGTGCCACGCGGGCTCGACATCCTCGACTTGCATATACGTGGCCAGCTGGGCCGACGACGCATAGGGCTGCGGGGGATTCGCGGGCGCTGTCATGGCTAGGCGACCGCCAGGCCCCGGTAGACGCCGTGAGCGCGCTCGGACCCGTACTTGAGGCCGATCTCGCCGTAGACCTGCGTCTTGTCCGTCGAGCCGGTCTTGGCCAGCGCCTCCTCGAACAGAACACCCTTGTTCGGGATGTTCAGGAACACCGGGTCAATCTGCTCGACCGACAGCGCCACGATCGCATCCTTGGGCAGGGCGCGCTCGACGGCGATGTACAGCTGACCGAAGTCGGTCGTGATGGCATCCACCGCAACACCGCCGACGGTGTGACCCGCCGAGGTTCCCAGGGCGCCGTTGACGTTCGACCCGTATGCGGTCGCGTACGCCTTGGTGATCCGGGTCTTCTGAATCGACGGCACGAACAGCACGCGGCTATCGCCCTGTGTCAGGCCGCCGTTGTCGAAGATGCCCTGCACGAACGCGTTGATCCGATCCACGCTCACGCCGGTCGTCGCGGCGGCCGATCCGGACACCTGCACGTACTTGACGTTCGCGGTGCCCAAGGTGATCGCGGTGCCGCCAGCGGTGGCCGCGACCTTGAACGTGCCTGCCGCTGCGTTGACCACGTAGTACGACTCATCCAGACGGATGCCGGTCGCAGCACCGGTGTCGGTGAACACCACCTGATCGCCGTTGGCCAGACCGTTCGCGGCGGCCGTCACGGTGTCGGTCGCCGTGGTGGCGGTGACCTCGGGCGAGGCAAAGCTCTTGTTGGTGTTGATCACCGACAGCAGACCGCCCATCTGTCGGGCGGTGGTGTTGTCGGTAGGCACGTTCTTCTTGGCGTGCCAGAACGCGTAGTTGGCGTCCCGGGCGATCTGCTTGAGCGCCTGCGCGATCTGCCAGGTGTGCTCATTGCCGACCGGGTTGCCGAATCCCAGACCGTCCGTCGAGTTGAACGGTGCGGACTGTGTGGTGGCCAGCTGCGCGGCCGTGGCCTGCTTGGTGTAGCTGGTGCCCACGGTCTCATGGAAGATCTGCACGACGTTCTTGACGTTCGCACGGACCCGCGCCTCGGGGTTGGGTGCGTCGTCGCCTTCCTTGCGGGGGCGCACTTCGGGCTTGCGCAGGTCGTAGGTTTGCCACTCGAATTCGGTGGCACCGGTCTGCTTACCGCCGCCCAGGCCGCCGGCCATGGACAGCAGCGGAGTGTCGATCGGAGTCTGCGCGAACAGCTCGCCGTGGTAGTTGGGCTCGTTGAATGTGGTTCCGATACCGGTGATTCCGGCCATGATGGTCTCCTATCTACTTGGTGTAGTGCTTCTGTTGCTTGAGGGCGATGGATGCCATGACATCGCCGCGTTCCTCGGCGGCCTTGATCTGCGCATCCAACGGGACAGCCCCGCCTCCGTGCCCTTGCGCCGGATTGGGCTTGCGGCCCGGTGTGGGCGCCGTAGCGACCAGATACGGGTCGGTCTGTGCGAGTGCGTCGAGCTTCGACGCAATGGCGGCCTCATCGATTTCTCCTGCCTCGGTGAGGCATTCGGACAGATCGATAAGTTTCGCCGCTGTCTTGGGGTTGACGAACGCGCTGCCCGCGCGATTCTCGTCACGGTTCGATGCCAGCGCCTCGGCCTTGGCCTGCAATGCCGCCGAACGGGCATCTTGGACCGACTTCTCGATCGCGGCGAGCCGGTCGGCAAGCTTCTGGTTGTCCTCCCGAGCGGTTGCCAACTCGCCCTGCTCTTGGCGGCGCTGCTCGTCGGCGGCCTGCAAGAGTGGCTGCGCTTCGGCGAGTTGGGCCTTGAGTGAATCGATTTCGCCACGCTGGGAAGCGATGGTGCCCTTGCTGGTGTCCTCGCTGGCGCGCAGGTTCGTGATCAAGTCCCACGCCTTCTTAGGGTCGAAGTCGGCGGGGTTGTCTCCCCACGGTGGTGTGGGCACCGGTGCTGGGGCCACTGGCGTCGCGGGTGCTTCCGGCTGGGCTCCGGGCATGTTGTTCGGGGTCGGTGCATCGGGCATGGGAACGTCAGCCTCCTTGGGCTTTCGGGGGGTTCGGCACTTGCCGGGTTGGTACGGCCTCAAGCGATGCCGTAGATCTGGCGCATGGCCGCCAGAACGTCTTTTGTCTTGCCGGTGCCCGCATTTGCGGACGCTTTTGCGTACATCTCGTAGTAGCCGGTGCGGTCAAACGGCAATTCCTCGGCGCCCCATACCGGGACGGCGATGCACTGGCAATGGTCGTGGTAGCGATCCCCGACCCGCCGGGTGCCGCGCTCGGCGCCCCGGGGGCCGCCGACGACGAACTCGGCCGACTGCGCGGTCTTGTATGCGCGCCAATCGGCGTTGCGGGTGGCCAGCATGACGCAGAAGGCGCACGGCTTGAGGTTGGTGGGCATCCGCACGTAGTGCGTCGGATCTCCCCGGGGTGCAGCCGGTTTCGTCGGTGCGTGGGTGTACTTGGCGCCGTCCTCGGCTGAGGTCATCGCAACGGTTTCGCGCCCGCCCGAGGCGACCATGCGCTGAATCGAGTTCGACAGCCGCGCCGTCACGATGTTCTCGACGGCATGGGCGCCGGTGATGTCGATGGACTCTCGGGGGCCGAGGTCGGTGGTATCCGATGACGATTCGGCCGCCAGACTGACCGCTTTCGCGGAGATCTTGAACGCGCTGGCCACCTTGGCGTCAATCCACTCCGATGCCGGATCCGGCGCCATCACCCTGGGGGATCGGCCGTCGATTCCCGCGCGGCGGCGCATGTCCGCGTACATCTGCAACGCAAGCGTCGATGACGAGCGTCGGTATGCGGTGACGATGCCCCGATAGATCGTGGTCACAGCCGCCGCGACGCCAGTGCCCGACCAGCTGATACCGGCGAGTTGGGCGCCGAGCTGCGCGGTTGCTTGCGCGGTCAACAGCTCGCCGGCGGCCTGCCAGACCTTGAGGTCAGGCGTCGTTGCCATTGGCCGGCGCCTCGGACTGCTGCTCGCCCTGGCCCAGATCGATCTGCTGGGCGCGCTCACGCACGCGATCGACCAGCGCCTCGATGAGCGCGCGCCCGTCGAATTCGCGCCATTCCTCGGCGATGTTCTGGCGCTGGATCGCGCTGTAGGCGAGCTTGGCCAGGCCGGTCTCCGAGCGCTCCGGGATCAGCTTGGCGGCAATCTGCTTGGTCACGGCATCTGAGTCGGCGGCCGGCGTCGGGATACCGGTGGGGCCCCAATCGGCCTCGGCGCGCTTGAGTTCGTCGCGGCGCTCACCGCGCACAAGGTAGGTCCACTTGGCGACGTTCACCCACGCGTTGCCGTAGCCCTGCGTCTTGCGATCGGTGCGGCGCTTGAGCCGGAAGTCGGATTTGGTGATCGAGTCACCAGAGACCGGGTTGCCGGTGCTGATGATGCCCATGCTCTGCGGGTCCAGGCCGGTGTACCCCGACATCAGCCGCGCCTCGCCGTCGATGATCTTGAGTAGGCCCTCGGGGGATTGGCCCTGAATGACCTTGACCTCGGGGACATTTCCGTCTTCGTCAGGCTCGATCGCCGGCATGATGTCGGCGTAGGACTCCCACACCGTCTTGTAGTTGCCCTGGCCGTCCTGAAATGCCTTCTCAGTGGCGCCGAGAAGCATGATCTTCTGAATGATGTGGAACTCGCGCATCACTTCGAGTTCAACCCATGTGCGGGCCGCCCGGTTCATGCAGTTGCGCCACGCCGGGGCAATTTCCGATATACCCCAACGGTTCCCAGTGGTGGGGCGGTTCGGGAATGCCACCACCGGGCACCCGAACTCGGCAGTATCGGGATGCTCGTCGCGGTCGATGACTTTCCACGTGCCAGCGGTGGACACCATGTGTGTGGTCACCTCAGGCAAGTAGATCGTGCCCCGCATGCTCGCGTAGTGCTCGCTGGCCGGATCAGCGTCGATGTAGGTCTGGTACGCGCACGTCGTGATTCCGGTGGCGCGATCGACGTGCGCCGTCATGTTCAAGGGCGATTCTCCGGTGATGATTGCCCCGTCGGCGCCGTTTCCGATGAGGGCGTAGCCGTTGCCGCATACCTGCGAATCCTCATGCACCATAGGTGATTCTGCGTCAATGTTGTTGGCCTGGAAGATCTCTTGTAGCTCGTCGTCGACCTCGGATTTGCCCTTGAGGAGTACCCCTTGCAGCAGTAGACGGTCGACCACCGCATCAACACCCGAACCACCCCACCCGACGATCGCGCGCAGGGACTCCAGCTCGGGCGGTACCGAAATACCCAGCGAGGGAACAAGTTGCGTGCCCTCGTAGTACTGCCGTGACTCCAGGTACTCCGGGCGCCGGCTGAACAGCACCGAGGCTAGACGCCAGGCGATGTTTTGCTCGCGGCTGGTCAGATCCGGGCTGACCGGGGAGAGCACCGGGGCGGGGAGATGCGGAAGCGTCACACGGCCCTCCTAACGTCTGCTCAGCATGCGACCGCGACCAGGGGCGTACTTGCCCTTGCTCGGCTTGCCGATGATCTGCTTGTACATGAGCCGCGCACCGACAGCGGCCACGGCGGCGTCAATCTTCTTGGCGGACTCGCGATGTTCTTTCATGAGCGAGATGCCGTACTTGCTCGGTGCTCGCTTGGCTTGGATGACGTGCTGGCGTAGCAGGCCGTTGCGGTCGTGTGTGAGCTTGCCTTCGTTGACTTCCGTGACGAACCGTTCAGCCTCGGCGACGAACAGCTGCGTGTGGATCGGGTTGCGCATGTCCCAGATGATCGGATGCGCATAGGGCCCGGTCTTGACCGCCGGCAGCACGGTCAGGGTGGTGCCGAACAGCAGTCGCCATTCCTCGATGTAGGTGTCCCAGTACCGCTCGCCAGTCTCGTCATCGCGCGCCCCCGATGGGTCACACCAGAACGCGATGATTTTCCAGCGGTCCTTGGCTTCTCGGACGCGATGGTCGACGGCATCGCGATCCACCAGCCAGACCGGATCGCCCGGCTTCGGCCGCTCACGTGATGGACGCGCCCAGATACCGATCGTGAACACGTGTCCGTCTGAGAGCCGGCAGCCCATGAGCGCGGTGGCGTCGTCGGACTTGGAGCAGTCGAGAAACATCGCGATCCGCTCACGGTCGGCGACGAACCTATCGCCCTTGCACGCGTCCCACTTCTCGCGCTCAATCCAGTCGTCATCGGCTGACTTGATCTGGTTGAACCACTTTCGGCGTGACTCGCTCGGTGGCGTCGACTTCTTGAGCGCCGAGGTGAGGATCGTCTCGGGGTCTAGCCAGATCGAGTCGCCGCGTACGACCTCGATCACTTCGGGGATGGCCTCGGCGGTCAGCGGCGCGTTGGCCGGCGCCTCCAGTGAGTCGTAGAGGTGGCCGACCTTGGCGAACTGCTCGCGCTCCTCGTCGTCGTCGTCATCGAGGTCGGTGCGGTCGAGGGTGGCCTCCCAGCCCTCACGCTCGACCTGCGCCACCGATCCGTCGTTGGGCCGGTAGGCATTGCAGATGTCGAGCATGCGGCCCTGAGCGATCTTGGTGCGGTTACCGTCAGCGGCGCCGGCCAGATCGTGCCCGTGGTTCGAGCTGTTCCAGTTCTGCGTTTCGTTGCGGATGATCGTGTCGGTCTGCTTGCCCTCGATCGCCAGATAGTTCGAGGTGACGCCTTGGATCAACCGGGTTTGTCGCATCCCTTGGCACGTGACCGCGCTCATGCTGATGCCGTAGTACTTCATGCATTCGTCGGTGAGCATTCGGCGAACCATGCCGAGGGTGTTCTTAGTCTGATCCTCGGTGACGGCGAGCACCTGAACCCACGCGTTCGGATTCTCGCGGCCGACCGGCTGATCGTCAGGGCCCCAGTGGTCGAAAATGCAGGGTGCGAACGCCGAAGGCAGCGCGACCCCGCCGGCGGCGAGCGGATCCTTGCCGTGGCCTTTGAGTCGCTGCCACGTCTGCGTCATATGCGCCACGCGCCCCTCGGGTGTCAGCGACCACCACCAAAGCAGCATGCGGGACTGCTCCATGGTCCACTGCCATTGCTGGCCGGTGCCGTCCTTAAGCCAATACCCGGTCCAGCCGAGCATTTCCCAGCCGAGCGAGTGCTCGGGGAGATTCCAGCCGCGCTCCTCGGTCCAGTCCCACGACGGGCCGATGCGGATCGGCTCGAACCGGCCGTACTTCGGCGGTGCCGCACGCGGGACGTGATGGCGATACCACGCAACGATGTCCGAGTAGTCGTGCTTGCGGATCAGCGCCGGGGCGCCGATAGACGCCATCTAGCTCGCCGGGGCCTGCGGCGGGACGAACCAACGCGAATTGGCGGCATTGCGCTGCTGCTCACCGCGCACCGGGCCATCGCCTGCGTTGCCGCTCGGCTCGCCGGCCAGGTCGGGCAACTTGAGCTTGGCGAGCATCTGCGTCAGCGTGGCGCGGTGCTGCCGAATCTCCGAGATCAGCGGGTTGCTCACCTGCTGGCCCATCGAGCCGGCCACCGTGAACCTGCCGGCGCGCAGCTGCTTGCGCAGCTCGCGATTCAGCTCGTCGATGAGGTCCGCCTGGTGGCACGCGTCCTCAAGAATCCGCAACTCATCCGGGCGCAGAACGTAGTGCTTGGCGTGGATGCTGGTCCACAGTTCCTTGCCGCCCTTGCGCAGTCCGGTCGGTACTTTCGGGATGTCGGGTGTGGTCATCTCGGTCTGCCTCCTTGTGCAGATCGATGCCCGCCGCCTTCGGTCGGGCAGAGACTTGGTGCGCTAGTTCGCGCGAGCGATGGCGGCGTTAGCCCAGAACATCGCCTCTTCGAGCTTGGTCAGCGCGAGCGCCTTCTCGCGCCCTGGGGGTAGATCGCGGTCGAGCTTGTGCGCCAGCTCTTTGCACGCGGCGCGGACACTGCCGTGCTCGGCACGCTTCTCCTCGGTCGTGGCGGCGTGGAACGCGAACCGGTGATCGATGTCAGCGCTCGAATTCGGGTTGTGAAAGGTCATTGCCGTGCTCCTTTGCGATTTGCGGTGTCGAAAAATCCGGAACTTCGCGCACGCAGTCGGGTGCGTGCTAAAGCGTTCCGGCGATGCATAGGGGGTAGCCGGGTTATCCCCCCACCCCTACTACCAGGGCATATGTGGAGTAGGGCAGTAGCTACTGCTCGGTATGCCTGGTGATCAGGCCCGGATGACGCTCAGGCGGGCGACACTTGGGTCTGCTAGCTCGTGCTTGCGCTCTGGCATCACTCGCGTCGCGGTTGCTCTTGGGCTTGTGGCAGGGCTCGCACAACAGCTGCGCGTTACGCCAGTGCGTGGCACCACCACGCCAGTGGGCCACGATGTGATCGCAGAACAGGTACACGCCGGTGCGGCCACAGCCGTCGGTCTCGGGCTTGCCATCGCCTCGCGCTCCGCACCGGTGAGACAGCCGCCGTAGCGCGTCGGTCCGCATGCGCTGCTCAGCTACCCGGGGAGGTCGGGGTGTCCGTCGGTCAGACCAGACCATCGCATTCACCCCCAGATATAACGAAACCCCAGCTAGGCCGGGGTTTTTCGGGTAGCACAATAGATGGCAACTATGATTCTAGCTGGTCAGCGGGGGTGCGGGCATATTGACTTAGCCTCGCGTGGCGGTTAGTTCCGGTACGACCAGCGTTTGTAGCTGTCCAGGCGTACGTCGGCTATCGAGGGGTTGCCGCGACGGTCGGTGACATCGCCGTGGGTAAGGCACTGTAGGCGTCCGTGTTCGTCTTTGATGATCGAGTGGCAGCAGCACGGCGGATCTGCCTTCTTGCGTGGGTGTTCGATCTTGGAGACGAACGCTCCGTTGCCGTTGCGCGGCGGCTCCGGCATGCAAGCAAGGTCGGCGTCTGCGGGCAATGGTTCGGGATCGAGGGCCAGGCATGACGGGCAGATCGGCGCGGGGTGGTTGACGAGCGTGGGCGAACCGTCTTCGTCACGCGGACCGACAAATGCTTGAGTATGTCCGAGGACATGCCCCGCGCTCGTCCAAATCTGGCAGGAGCGCAGCTGATACACGCATTTGCGCCACTGCACGGTCTCAGTAGTCATGTGCCCTCCGGCTTCTTTTACGACTGCTCTTTCCACCATAGGTGTTGGGCCTGACTGAAACTGAATACACGCGGATCGCGGTACTGGATGTAGTGCGGCACCACCCGTCCTTGGTGCAGCCAGCCTCGGATGTGCAGCTGGCGTTTCTTGATCCAGCGCCGAAGGTGATTCTTGGACGGCACCGGCTTGGGGTTGCCGTCCTCATCGAGGCCACCTTCGACAGCGCGTAATGCTTCGAGCAGCTTGGGTTCGGGCATCAGGTCGCGGTCTACCGATGTGCGTAGCCGGTTCTTGGGCGCGTCGATCTTGGCCTTGCATGTGGGGCATTCGACGAACTGTTCGTCGCCTTGGGTGTAGAGCATGTGTCCGCAGGTGATCTGCTGGCCGCGCCGGTCGTGCCCCTTGATCGTGGGGCACGGGCCGGCGAAGTGGCGTTCTTGACGATTGACGGCACGCACGATGGATTCGCACAGTTCGGCCATGTCCAGTGCGCATTCTTCGGCGCCAGGGGTGAGCGCGATGGCGTGCACATGCTCGGCGAGCCAGTCGCACATGTCGGCCAGTGTCGGCCGGTAGCGGCGAGGCAGTCGTCGCCAGCGTGCGTCGGGCAGGGGTCCGATGAAGTCGAGCGGCACCACGCGCACGGGCTCGAATGTGATACCGCGGTGCTCGCAGATGGCGCGCACCCATGTGGTGATTGTTCCGCGTGCCCGATGGGCGATTTCCGATGCGTTGGCGTTGAACGGCAATGGTTCGTCACTGGCCTTACCGATGATGGGGCTGGCGAGCTTGTCTTGGCGGGTCACGGTCTCGTCGAGACGCTCGATCAGCCAGGCCAGTTGGGTGGTGTGCTCACGCAGCGCGTCCACGCATTTCGGGCACAGAAACAGCTGTGCGGGCTGGGAGCACTTGCGGCAGTTGGTCAACGCATCAGCTCCTCGGTCAGTTCGTGAACAGCTTGGGCGATTACGCGTTCGTCGAGCGATCCCGGGAAGCACAACAGTTGGGTGAATTGCCCTGGTAGCTTGCGCATCTCGTCGGCCCAGTCGATCGCGTCGAGGTCTACGTCTTTGTAGAACGTGCTGAACCACGGAGTTGGGTCGAATGGATCGTCGGGGAGCGTCAGGAATGGATTCGGTGGCCATCTCAGCATGTCGTGCAATGTCAATTCGGCCATGCCGCTGCTCCCAATCCGATGTAGTGACGTTCCTTGACCGTGAACGGCATCGCCTCCCCGAGGTGGAACGCACCCATGAGCGCGAGCACCGCGGCGTCAGCGATGTCGTGGTTGAGTACCTTGACTCGGGGCCCGAACCACTCGCGAACGTTGGCCAGCACCTCGCCTTTCTCGGCCCGTCCGCTGCCGGTGGCCCACTTGGCGCGGGTCTGCGGGGGAACTACCGCGACGGGAACCGTTTTGGCGTCCAGGGCGCCGTACAGGCCGTGCCATAGCCCGCTGCGGTCGAACGTCGAGGGTAGGAACTGGCCGTAGGCGGGCCCCTCGATGACGGCGAGATCTGGCCGGCCGTCGCGTAGTGCCCACTCGATCACTGCTCGGCACACGGCGCGCACGCGCCGGCTGCGGGTTGCGTACGAATCGCCGTCGTGGCCGCCGTAACCGATCGAGTGCAGTGCCGTCGGCTGGCCATCGGTCAGCACGGCCAGTCCGGTGCTGCGCAAGCTCGGATCGATGCCGAGGACTGTGGTCACTGCTGGTACCTCGGGTATCCGGTGTACGGCGCATTTTCGAGAACCGTCGCCAGGTCGCGCAAGGAGTCGGCCGCACTGGGGGCGCCATGCCCTTGCTCGTATTGCGCAGCGTCCCGAGCGCAGAGGCGCGCGAGCTTGAGTCCGAGATCGATTCCGTCCTCGAATGCCTTTTGCAAATCGCTCATCGGATGGCCGCCCGTCCCTGTAGCGCGGTGCCGACTGCGCGGGCTGCTGCGAGCCGCTGGACGGCCAGCGCGAGGGCCTGTGCGAGGTCGTCGTGCGGCAGTTCCTTGAGTCCGAACACGAGCGTTGCGTGCGAGGTGGTCGGGTCTTGGGCGACCTCGATCATCTTGTCGAGGATCTGTTGTGGGTGGGCGGTCATCGGATCTCCTTGAAGGTGCAGCGGGCGAAGTGGACAAGCCGGTAGTTCAGTCCCCGGCAGCGTTGTTGGGGTAGGGCTTTGCATGTCGGGCATTGGATGCGCAGTGCGGCCAGGACTGCGGGAGATTTGGGGTTGGCCAGTTTCGGGATCTTGCCGGCGGCGCTCATCGGACATCCTCGATTCGCTTTGGCCAGTGGTGATGCAGTTGCACGCCGCCGCCGATATCGGCAATTTCGGTGCCGTCGCGTTGGTCGCACCAGCCGATGCCGGTGGTCGCCGATATCCCGCTGCCGTATTCGTCGCCGATGAGTTCGATGCTGCATGCGCTGCCATCGGGGGTGGTGATGGTGATGTGTTCGACCCATTGCGGGTTGTGAATGCGGGCGGCTAGACACACCAGTTGCCATGCGATCCAGCGACGAACACCCATGTGGTGCAGCATCCATAGGGCGCTCACCGCGCACCCACCTTGGCGCCGCGGTTCCAGCACGGCGCGATCTGGTCGCGGCCGTCAGGCGTCTTGCACCAGCTGCCCGGTTCGACGTGGCAGTGCTCGCACGGGTAGTCGATCTTGTCGGCGTAGGCGGCGACCACGGGCCCGCGGGAGGCGTTTGGGCGGGGTGGCCTCGGCTTGTACTGGCGCGGGTGTTCGCTCATCGGTTCCACCACCAGCGGCCGGTCATCAGGCGCTCCAGGGTCATGCCGAGTCCCAGTCCCCAGGTGACAGAGGTGGTGAACATCATGAACGAGAGCCCAGCTATCTCCCAGGCTGACAGTGGGGCATTGCATTGGCTCATTTGATGACTCCAAACGTGCTGGCGAATTGGGTGATCTCACGGCGGTGGTCGACGAGCGCCGGCCGCGCGTCGAGCCGGTCCTCGCGCGCTTCGCGCTGCTCACTGGACTCGCGTTCGGTGCGCTCGCGCCGGATGGCCCGGGCGGCGTCGGTGATGTCCTTGGGCAGCGGCCGATAGCCCGATCCGTGCTCGCTGTAGACCTTCGTGACGGCCTTGGTCAGGTCGTCGAGATCGAGCCCGTACAGCTCGAATTGCTCAGCCCATGCGAGGCAGGTTTCCTTGGTCGGGGCGGTCAGGTACGGGTCGTATGCGGCGCATTTGGTGAGCACCAGCGCGGCGATCTGGGGGTAGTTCCGGGTGGTCATCATGCCTCCAATGCGGGTTGTTCTGGCTGGTTGGCGAATTCGCGTGCGAGGTCGAGGCCGATGCCGACCTTGCGCGCAGCGGGCGGCGCCTGGGCGTGCTCGGACGTGTTGCGGTTGGGCTGATTTCGGCCGTTGATCAGCTCGGATACCAAGCTGGGCAGGGTCTTTGGGTGCAGCGCCTTGGTGGTCCAGAGTTCGAGTGCTTGGGCCACCAGCGCCTCGGGTTGACCGGCTTTGAGCAGGGCGGATGTCTGCAAGCGCAGTTCGGTCAGGGTGGCCGGCGGGTGTTCGGACGGGATGATCTGGGAGACCAGGCGATTGGCCAGCGGCGTGACGGGTGCGCTGCGCGGCTCGCGCTCGGTCGAGTCGGGACTAACGCTCTTAGGTTCCCCAGAGTTCTTTGGGTATTGGGTATTGGGTATATACCCGGGACTCTCGCGGGAGTCCCCTCGGGTGTCCCCGGTATTGTCCCCCCGTTTGTCCCCGGGGGACACGCGGGGAACCGAGCCGCGTTGGTTGGCCTTCTTGTCCCGCCACTTCGCGCGGTCAGCTTCGACCTTCTCGTAGCTGTCCTGGCGCCACTCGTGGAATGTGTAGCCCTTCTGCCCTTGGTATTCCGGCCGATCGCCCTCGTACTCGCCTCGGCGCCACAGTTGGGCACCGATGAGCGCCTTGGCCTTGACCGTGCCCTGAGGCTGTTGCTTGACCCACCACTCGGGCACGAATCCGTCTGTGCCGTAGGCCATCGACCAGCAGCCAGCGCGGTTCCACATGCCCCACGCTGCATCCCCGGCCATGATCGCCTTGGGGTGCGAGTGTGAGTCGTCGCTGACCTTGAAATGCGGCATTACGCCGAGACCTCCGATTCGGTTGTAGCGTTGGCGATTTCGAGCAGCACGTCGGCATGGCAAGGCTGATCGAGCGGGCACCAGCAAGCCAGATCGCGGCCACGTAGCTCGGCGCGGATCTCGTCGGGGGTCGGGACCGGCGGCTGTTCGGCCAGCGGATAGAGCACGGCGTGCCGGTACTTGGTGGCCGCGTCGGCTCGGTCCTCCGCGATGTAGTCAGGGCACGCCAGCAGCTCGGGCCCGCAACTCGGGCTGTGGATGTGTACCACCCATGGGTTGCCCCACCGAGTCGGCCGCCCGACGTAGATAGCACCCTTGGGCATCTGCCACCCCGCGGTGCGCTTGCGCTGGATGCGCTTGTGGTGTCGGCAGTCCGGGCAGCACTTCCGGTTGGGCCGCGCGGCGTCGCAGTCGGAGAGTGGAGTGTCGCACCACTTGCACGGAGTATTGGCCGGCATCACTGCACTCCCTCGAACATCGAATCCATCTGTGCCTCAAGAGCTGCCGTGCGTGCCCGCTGGCGCGTCTGCGCGTGGTGCTCCAGGTCGTAGTGCAGGTGGCACCCCTGGCACATGGCGCGCAGGTTCTCATCGCGGCAGTCCTCGGGGGTGTGGTTCAGGTGCGCCACGGTGAGCACCACGCGGCTGCCGGTGCCGTAGGCGGGCTGTCCGTTGACGTTCGTGCAGCGGTCAAGGTGAGTACCGCGCAGGCACTCGCCCTCGCACTCACAGCGGCCTTGGGCGCGCTCGAAACGGATGCGGCGCGAGATCTCGGGCCAGTCCTTCGGGTAGCGGCCGCGGTTCTCGGGGCGTATGGGCATCAGGCCGCCTCCCAGTCACCAAGGGCAGCGTGTTCCACGTGTGCTTTGCATCCCCACTCGCGCAGCTGTTTTGCCGCCGCGTCCGGCTGGGCGCGTTGCATGAACCGGCGGGCAGGAGCGATGGGCACGGCGATCACAGGTTGGTCGTCGTAGCCTCGGTATCCGTTCGGGTAGTCGGGCTCGTCTCCGGGTTCGCACACAAGGCGGGTGAATCGCGGCTTGTTACCCCAGCCTGCGTTCGGCCATTCGTCTTCCAGGTACTCGGTGATATCGGGCAGCCATGGGGGCGAAGGGTCATCGCCGTCGGGGTTGTGGAAGTAGTCGACGATCTGCTCCCACCAGCGCCAGTCTTGGTCAATGAAGGGCATGCCGTCCTCGGTCGGCCACTCGTCGACAACCACGCGGTAGATGTACTTACGTGCGGCCATCACTCACCCCTTCGGCACGCTTCGCGGCTGCGGCGAATATCTCCGCAAGGGCATGCAAGTCGGCTGCGGCGAAGCTGATTCGGTCGTCCACGATCAGGTCGCCGTTGAACTCTTGCTCGATGTAGTGCGGCTGGTGAGACCAGACGGCGTTATCAGCCCCGTTGATCCCGCATGGTTCCAGCTGCTCTATCACTGCGTAGCCACGCGATTCGAGCAGCTGCGCCGCCGCGAATAGCGGATCGATTGCCATCACTCACCCCTCCTGAATTTCGTATGGCACTTCTCGCACCGGGGCCGACCGGCGCTGTGCGGCTCGGTCTTGCAGTCCACGCACAGGCCGGACTGGTATGCCTTCGTGCTCTCGGGGGTGCGGGTCATGCGCCCGCCTCCAGCCCGAATAGACCCGCCTGCACTGGCTTTTGGAGCCGCGACACGATCAACGGCAAGTAGTCGGCCTCGCGTTCGATCGCAATACACTGGCGGTCCTCCAGAACGCATGCCTCGGCGGTCGTGCCGCTGCCGGCGAACGGTTCCAGCACCACCGCGCCCACTGGGGCCACCAGCCGCACCAGCCAGCGCATCAGGTCGAGCGGCTTGACGGTCGGGTGCTGCACACCGTCGGCGTTGGGCCGCTCTGAGGTTGGGGCCTTGGCCTCGTAGCGGAACACGGGGAAGAACCGTGAAGCGCCGCCGCTGTCGCCGTAGGTGTCGGCGGGCGCGAACGTGCGGGTGTCGGCGCCGTAGATCGTGCCGCCCGCTCGCGGCTGACGATCGGTGCCCGCACGCATGGTTCCCGAGTGCAAGACGCCCGTCTGCCGATCGAGTGCTTCGGCCTGGTGTTCGTCGAGGACGACGTTGGTTGGCCAACGGCCCAATTCTTCGGATCTGGCCACCGATGCACGACTTCGCTCGGCGTTCGCCGCCACCATGTCGGGGTCGTCCATCCAGGGCCGGTGCCAGCCGTCTTTCATCCGCTGGCCGCGCGTAGTTGAGCCGCCGCCGAGTTTGTCCCCGGTGGGTATCCGACAGGCATCGATGTTCAGCGCCCCGGTGCCGTGCTCGAGCACGTTCGCGGCCACGGTGCCCGCCAAAGGTTTCCGCGCAACGACGATGGGCTCGAATGACGGCTTGAGTGCGGTACCCCAGCCCTGCCATTGCTTGGCGGCGACGGTCGCCGGGGCCGTGAGAGGCAGCTCGCTATCGGTACCAAGCAGGCCGCTCATCGAACCCGACACCGCCGAGCCACCACCGTGCCGATGATGAGTGCCGACCACCTCACGCTCGGCACCCGCCGCCTTGTCGATAGCCTTGGACACGTCCAACGACTTCGGGAACCCCGAGCCGTACAGCCATGCGATGCTGTCGCGGATCTCGAAACCCGCGTCCTCGATTCCGGCCGCGAGCCGATGCCAGGTGCGCGAGCCGCCGAACGCGAGCAGGTGACCGCCGGGCTTGAGGATGCGCAGGCACTCGGTGGCCCATGCCGTGCACCAGCGCTGGAAGTTGAGCATTGCCGCCGGCGAGAGGTCATAGCGGCCGGCATCCATCGCTAAGCCTTCGCGCTGAGTCCTCTGGGGCGACCCATTGCGCCGCTCAGACCCGAACGCGCCCGGCTGGTCCCAGTCCTTGCCCATGAACGCGATGCCATAGGGAGGGTCGGTGATCACCGCGTCGACGCTGCAGTCGGGGAACATCCGCGCTGATCGGTAGCCGAGATTCCAGTCGTATCCGTAGTCGTCGGCGCGCAGCACGTCGAGGCAATCGCCGTGGTGCAGGGTGACCTGCTCGTCTTGGTAGTAGGGCGTGATCATGCGCTGACTCCGAACAGCTCCAGTTGTCCGACCGGCTCGTCCTCGGCGGTGAACCCGAGTGCGCGGTCGAGTAAGTCGTCGGTCCAGTCCTGGCAGCGCCAGAACTCGGCCTTGGCGTCGGCTTCCTGCTGCTCGGTCGGCGGGCAAATGCGGTCGCCCATGTACGCGTACCCGCACGGTTCGCTCCCGCAGTGGCAGAACTGGTGGCGAAGTAGGTTGTTGCGCTGCGCGGCGGTGGCGCACCCGCGCATCTCGGCGACAAGCTCGACTGGCAGGGAGCGCGCGAACTTGTTCAGCTGCGCGGTGGTCACGGTGACGACGGGGATGCCCCTCGACACGATCTTGCCGTGTCCGCACTCAAATCCCTTGAGGTGAGACGGATATCCGTCGGTAGGCAGGCGGGTGCCGCCGTAGCAGGATTGCATCAAACGGGTGACACCTGCGGGACCGATGAGGCAGTCGCGCATTTCCCACCCGCCGACCATCCGCAATAGCCAGCGTTGATCTTCGGTGAGCATCATGCAGGTGCCTTGGCTTTCTCGCGTTCCTCGCGGGCCAGCTCATACAGCAGCGCAGATGGCTGGAAACCGTTGCGCCGTAACTGTTCCGACATGGAGTTGTAGGTGATGCCCATTTCGCGCGCAGCCGCGTGGTCGGGTACGCCGATGTACACGTATTCGGACCATTTGAGTACGAACGGTTTTCCGGTCTCGGGAGGCAGTTCGGGGTCCATCCACATCACGTAGTCGCGGGTGGATGGGGCACAGGTTTGTTGGCCGCGAAGGATCTGGCGCAGAGTCGTGACGAGCTTTCCCGGGTGACCGTTGGCGGCCGCGATGGCGTTGACAGTCCAGCCGATCGCCTGCAACTTCTCCAGGTGCTCGCGCACGGGGGTGGCGTCGATGTAGCGACGGGAGATGGAGGGGGCGGTCATCGCGCGGACTCCCGCTGTCCTGCGTAGATGTCGCGCAGCTTCACGAATGCCTTGGCGGTTGCCTCGGCGTCACCGAGTGCCGAATGCGGGCAACGGTTCTCAACCTTGAGGGCAGCGAGCACGTCGGCCAGTCCCGGCAGATCAGACGGGTCACGGCCGAGCGCCGGGGCCGCGTAGGCGGCGAGATCTGCCAGACGGTAGTGCCAGGGCTTTGCGCCGTCGATCATGTGCGCTACCACCGTGGCGTCGAACGCCGGGTTCGATCCGGCGAATGTGTTGCCGCACAGCATCGAGGCGAGCATCTGCCACTTCTCGGCGGTGTCGTTGCGGTTGAGCATCTTGCGGAAGACGCCGCGTTCGAAATAGCGATTGACGGCGAATGCCTGCGCCTCGATATAGACGGCGTCCAGGTCGACGTGCGGCACGAATTCGAGTGTTTCTCCAGTGTCGACGTTGATGGCCGCAACCTCGATCGGCGCGCACTGCGGACCGAGGCCGGTTGTTTCCAGGTCTACGACGATGAGGTTGCGGGACATCAGGTCTCCTCTACTTGGTCGGGATGGTGGGCATAACGGGGGTAGGCCAGCACAGCAGCGCGAGGCCCTTCTCACGGGCGATGTCCAGGCACTTGGAGACCAGGACGTTGGGGTCGTGAGAGACCGATCCGGCTAGCTCGCCGTTGGCCTTGGCCTGCTCGACGGCCGTCTTCTTGGCCTGTTCGGCCACGGCTGTCGCTGCCCGTTCCTGGTTGAGCTGGTTGATCTTCTGTTCGGTGCCGTCGTCGTAGTCGATGGTCGGCACGGCCACGTCCAAGATTTCGACTTGATCGCCGACCTTGGCGGCCAGGATCACCTTCGCCTTCTCCGAGAGTTCGGGCAGCGGCGAGCGGTCGAGGTTCTGCGGCGCCAACGGATCGAATGAGGCGAACACCTCATTGAGCGCGACTTGCAGATTCCGGGTGACCAGGTTGGACCGCACGTTGTCGAACGTCTTGTACTGCACGAACAGATCGGGCGTGGCGTCCGGCTTGATCTGCCAGCGCACCGAGACATCGGCGTCCGCGGTGGAGCTGTTGCCCAGTCGTACCTTGATTCGGTGATCGCCTGTGTGCTGGTCGATCTGCACGGCGCCATCCATCTCGGTGACCTCCGTCCATGGCGCCTTGAGGTGCAGACCGTTGGTCAGCGTGGTGCCGGTCGGACGGCTGAACGTCGTCTCGATACCGATCTGGCGAGTGCCGACCACAGTGGTCGAGGCGAACACCAGGAAAACCAGCGCGAACAGGAACACCACACCCGCGACGCCGAAACAGATTCGTTTGTCGTCGCCGCGCTGCATGAACAGCCCGACAATCACCGCGATCACGGCGATGACGACCAAGATCAGGAAGAACCACATGGATACTGGCATCGTTGGCCCCCTTACTTGCCGAGGTTGGCGGCGTAGACGGGCACCCCGAGGGCTTCGGACAACTCGCCGGTTACGTGCGTCCATGCATCGCGCACGAGGTGCTGATAGGGCTGTGGGAACAGTCCGAGCCCCAGTTGCCCCTGCGAGATGTTCAGGCGCAACCAGCACCGAATCTCGATAACCGGGTAGTCCTCGAATGGACGTGCCGACAAGGTGATTTCGCGCGGTACCTCAAGTTGCCGCGTCGCGGTGCCCGCCTTGGCCGATACTTCCTCGCTGTAGGTCAGGTTCACGCTGCTGGTGGCGCGCTTGATTCCTGACTCGAATGATCCCTTGCTCGATGCTCGGATGCTGTCGATGATCTCCATGACATCGGCGGCCTGGTGCGAGGTGATCAGGTGCCCGGCCTGCTCGATCAGGTCGCCGAAATCCAGCTGAGAGTGGAACTTGCCGTCAGCGGCATTGAACAGGGTGGCCCAATCGGGGTCGGCGACGAATTGCAAGGCGAGCACGTCATTTCGACGGGTGTAGTCCGCCGTCGCGTCCGTCCCGAGTTCGTTGTAGATCACGCTGACCTGGCCCTTGTCCCGGTTCCCCCAGACGGTCGAGAGGCCTTGGAGTAGTGGCCGGCGCGTGACCTCGGCAAGGAATGAGGCCGTGTCGGTGACGGTCCGGCGCTCGGGTGTGCGCGGCGGGAACGCGGCGGGCACCTTGCCCCGTACGTCGACAACCTCGGTCTGGAGGCCGTTCTCGCCGTTGGCGGTGACGAGGTACAGCGGGGCGTCGGCGTCGGGCTCGTCGATCAGATCGGCGTCGTGCTTTGGTAGCGCAATGGTGTTGTCGGACATGGGTGTTACTCCTTCGGGTGGGTTGGGTTACCTGAGGCCGTAGTGCATGCTGGCGTTGTCGCGGGATAGGCCGCCCTCGCCGTCGGCGAAGAAGATCGTCCCGGCCGGGTCCTTGGCGGGGTTGCTGGCGACATCGGGTACGAGGCTGACTGCGCCGGACTCCAGCGGCTCGACCTTGATCTTGATCGTGACGGTGCCGGTCTTCTTGCCTGTGGCCATCGCGGCCTCGACGCATTCATGCAGCGCCTTGGTTGCTTCGACCTGCGTGCGGCCCTTGTTGAGTTGGGTGAAGACGACGATGAACTCGGTGATGTCGCCGGGCGCGAGTTCGGTGCCTTCCTCTTTCTTCTCGGTGTCGTTGTCGGACATGGTTATTCATTCCCTTCTGTTGTGGTGGGTTGGTTCAGAACGTCGGTCACTACCTCTGCCTCGGCTTCGGATAGGTCGTTGATATCGGCGATTTCGCGGCCGACGACAGTGGCCAGATAGGTGAGCGTTTTGACGGTGGCCGCATCGCCGCGCAGGGAATAGCCCGCGTTGCCGAGCAGGCCGCGGATGGTGCCGATGGTCTTTTTGGTGGCCAGAAACTCACCGCGCGAGTTGTATTCAGCGGGGTTGGCCTCAGGTGCTTCCTCGACCTTCTCCGGGCTTGGTGCCTTCTCGGGAGCTGGTGTCGCTTCGGCCTTCGGTTTGTCCGGGGCCTTGGCCTTGATCTCGTCGGTTGTCACTCCCGCGACCGGCGGGAACATCTCGGCTTTGTCGTAGCCGTCGCGGGTGATCGAGGTGTAGGTGATGCCCATCTGCGCGACATCGCCCGCATCCCAGGCGCCGCGCTTCTTGCCGATCTTGGTCTCCAATTGCGCCTGTGAGACGCCGATGGCGCGGAATCCGGCGATCATGTCCTCGATGCGCTTGGGTAAGGGCACGCCCTCGCCGTTCTCCAGCGTGGCCTTGCAGATGTCCTGTGCCGCTTCGGTGAACCACTTGGGCAAGATGGCGTTGATGCACTCACGGACAGCGCGAGCGCCCGCATTGTTGTTGTTGTTCGTGATGTCACCAAGGTCGGTGAGTTCTTGGCGGCGCCCCTTTGACATGCGGGCATGGGGGACGATGAAGGTGCGCGTAGAGCGGGTGTTGGTCTGCACATCCCACGCCCACGCCTGAACCTCGGACTCGCCCCGGGAGTCGTCGCGGTGCAACTCGTTGACGCCGTACTGCACGTTGCCCCAGACTCGCGCGAGTTCGCGCATGAGGTGCACCGATGCGCCGTTGCCCCGGTTCGGCACCTGATAGAAGGCCTGTTTCGCCATCGCGGATCGATTGCACGTATCGCGCATCTCCGCTTCGGCCCGCTGCATGTCGCGCGGGATCTGCTGGGCCACGATGACGGCGGATTGGACCTCGGCGACGGCGCGGGACTGTTCGACCGAGGTGGCCTGGCTGACCGCTGTGCGCGGTGCGGGCGAGATGGGCTGGTAGGGGGTGACGGTCACTGATCGAGTTCTCCTTCTTGCTGGTAGGTGGCGTAACTGGGGAGCGATACCGAGTGCACGTGGTCGCCGTATCCGGGCCAGTGGTCATCGGCGACGCATTGGGCGTACAGGTCGATGGCCTTGCGGTTGCGGCGCCGCCCGAGGTCGATGTCCTCGGGCTTGAGCTCGACCACGGTGATCGGGTAGGGCGCCGTCTTGGACTGCACGACGAACAGGAACGCGGCGTCGTCGGCGATCTCGCACGCGGCCAGGCCGTCCAGATACCACGGCGCCTGCTGGTGGTAGCCGTATTCGGCTGCGGACTTGGCGAAGTGGCCCGGGTAGGCGCTGGAGCTGGTCTTGTAGTCCACGACGATCAGCCGTCCCCGGCCGGGGTTGGGCAGCCAGTCGGGCCGGAACCGCAGGCGCACGCCCGTCTCCCGGTCGTGCCAGTACCCGGACAGCTCGGGTGTCCCGTCGGCTAGTAGCGGCCCGGCGAGCGGGTGCTCGTGCACCCTGGCTGCCATCGCTTTGGCCTTGGCCACCTCGGCGATGTGCATCGGGATCTGACCGGCCTTGCGCGCTTCCTCGGCCGCTTGCTGCCACATCGCGGTGGCGGTGGGTGACTTGGCGGGGGAGCCATCCTTGTTCAGCCCGTGAACGGCCGGATCTAGCTCGCAGATATCGGCGCCTTCGCCCAGCACGAACTTGTGGGCAACGTGCCCGAAGTCGTATTGCGGCTTGGATTCTGGCGGTTGCCGCTGCTGGTAGTGGAAGATCTCGGGCGAGGACGGCGCCAGCAATGCACGAGCACCCGACGACGACAAGCTGGTGCGGTCGGCGTGGTAGACCTCATCAGGAATACCGGCGTATAGGCCGTCAGCGGTTGGGATTTCGGCCTGGATGATGCATTCGCTCATGCGTCAGCCTCGACCCACTCGCGGCCCTTGCGCTGGGCCCAACAGCCCTGGGCATCGTCTGCACGCCAAGCTAGTTCGTTGTCCCAGATCGCAACCACTTCAACGAACGCGTTGGCCATGTGACTGCCGTCGTGGCCCGCGTCGCGGGTGCACACGTAGTTGTCGAACCGTGCGGGGCAATCGCCCAAGGCGGCCTCTGGATGTGCCTTCATGCGGTGCATGGGTGTACCTCAATTCCTTTGTGGGGAAGCGGAGTAACGCCCGCGATTTCCTCGGCCCGCTGGTCGAGCATCTTGGTTGTCACCGTGTCCGGGTCGAATCCGATGGCAAGCGCCATCATCAGCTGTGCGGCTTTGACCGGGTGGCGCAACCACATTGAGACCAGCTCGCGATGCACCTGATGGGGGTCCGTGTCGCGGACGGCTTCGACGAGGCGGTACAGCATGCCCTTGAGGACACGCATGTTCGTTTCGTAGCTCTCGTCAACATCGATCGTCATGGCGGTCATGGGTTCCTCCGGTGGCGAGCGCGAAAGTAATTGGACGACTGCAGGTCCAGGGTCAGCGTGTCGCCGCCCTGAATCTCGATAGCCCCGTCGCGGATCGTTACCCCGATCTGATGGAGCGTGCCCTCGCCGCCGTTGGGCGAGAAGTAGACGGTCTGATAGCCGTTGTCGTCGGGGATGTAGATCGGATTGTCGTATTCCCCGTACCAGATTCGCGACTTCTCGACTGTCGCAACGTGCTCGGCCAGCTTGCGTTCGGCACGGCTGGCGCGGTATCGCTCATCGGCCAACAGCTTTCGCGCCCACTGGGGTAGCTTCTCTTCGCGCGGGTCGCGCGTGGGCTCGCTCATTCGGTCGTCCACTGCCGTCTGGCATTCGCATCACCCAGCTGATTGCGCAGACGCGTAATCACCCCGCGCAGTGCGGCATTGGAGCGGCGATAGTTTTCGATCCGCTCCGCCCGTGCCGCATAGTCGCGTTCACGCAACGTCTTCTCGGGGTGCTCCAAAGACAACACGACGTACCCATCAGCAATGCCCGGCATAGACGCGCTGTTGAGCACGTGCGTGATGTTCCATTCGCGCCACGGGCGACCCTCGAAGACGATGCAGTCGCCCGCCTGGTAGTCCTCGTCCGCACGGCAGGGCAGGTGTGTCAACTTCCCGTCCCATAGCAGCCAATGCCAGTGGTCGCAGATCGTGACTTTGTGCAGTGTCATGCCTTGCCCTCCTTCGGTTTAACGTCGAAGTTGGCGCAGATCAGGTACGCGAGTGGCGTCGCGCGTTCACGCGCCACCCGTTCGTACTGCGTCGATTGGGTGAAGAATCCGGCGATGCACTGCGTCAGCTGCTCGGTCAGCGCGTCTCTCTCATCGAGAACGGCGGTCCACTTGGCCACGTATCCACGTAATCCGTCCGGACTCCACGGGCGCGACGCAGCGGTGAAACCCGCGCTGAATGAATCAATTTCCTGCGATACCGATTCCAGTTGGTCGGCGAGTTCACCAGCCATTTGGAGCAACGCCCTTGTCGGCTCAGGCATCACGCACCGCCCTTGAGTGCGGCGCTGGCCGCGTCACGCTCGGTATGGCGCGTAGCGAAGAACCGGTCCAGCTCGCGTTCGAGGTGCGGCATATCGTCACTCAAGTCGACGCCCGCAGCCTCGGCGGTCTCTTTTAGCGCGTCCATGGCGCCGGTCACCTTGTCGATAACGTTGTTGAGGTTCAACACGTTTGGCGTGGTGTCGGTTGTCACGCGGTCACCCCCACCTGCGCGAATACGCCCGTGACGACGATGGCCACGAAGGCGATCAGCAGTAGCACGGCCGACCGGTCGCGGTATCGCCCGCGACGGTGCACACGAAGATCAATCCCCACTGCAACGCCGAACAGCGCCATCACTACGACGAATTGCGTGTATTGGTGGTTGGACAGGGCGGCCAGCGCGTACACGAGAGCGAGAAACGCGACGGTCCAGAATGCGTGCCGCATGATCGCGGTGCGGACACCCTCGACGCGCGCAATGGGTACTTGGATACGGTGGGACATGACCGGCCTCCTTTAGGCTGGTTGTAGAGGCCCCGGCGGCGGGTGAACTTTGGCGAGCGAGCCCGCCGTCGGGGTTTTCCTATTCAGTTGTCAGATACGACGATTCAGCGCTTCTTGCGCCACCATCGGCGACGTGGCGGGTTCTCCCCTGTGCTGCGCGGCTGCCATGCACCAAGCCCGTCAGCGACAGAGGCGGCACTGGCGGTGGTAGTGAAGTCCACAAGCGGCTTCTGCTGACGCTCGAAGAGTGTGTCGATGGCCTGCGCGTTCAGATCGCCACCGATGGAATTCGGCTTTGACTCACGCGCCGCCTTGGCGGCCCGCTCAGCCTCGGCGACCGCCTGGTCAGCGACCTTGCGCAGCCGCACCGCCTCGTCCTTGCGTTCGTCGTAGGCGCGGATCTCATCACGGATGATCCGCACCAGCTCTTGGCCGATCGAGCGTTCGTTGGCGGCACTCATCGCGCACCACCTTGTGTGGTGCCCGACGGCCGCGTCCCGGATTCCGCGGCGCGTCGGGTCACCGCCTTACGCTGCAACCACCGGAACGCGGTAAGGAACGCGCCGGTCACATAACGGGTTAGCGCCCGTGCAACGTAAGGAGTTTTGTTGTGGGGAATGTTTGGGCTGAGCTGGACATACCCGAGGCTTGGGAGAGCAGCGTCGCGCTCAGAAACATGATCGCCGACCACCTCACGCCCGACGAATCGGTCGAGGGCGCTCTCGATGACGCGACGCGTGAACGCATGGTCGGACTCGCCCTCATGGGGCACGTCGAGCTGGCGAGCAAGACGGCTCGGCTCATTGAGCAGTTCATCGAGCTTGAGGCGTATGCCCGAGGTCTTGAGGCCCGCATCGCCGCCCTTGAGACCGGCTAGCTCCTCCCGCACGATCTCGCGTATGCGGCGCTCGTCGGCGGGGTGAGACAGGGCGCTCAC